ATGCGATACATCACCCTCCATTGCTCGGCAACGCGGGCAAGCCAGGACGTGGATGCGGCTGAAATCCGCCGCTGGCACCTTGAGCGCGGATTCCGCGATATTGGCTATCACTACGTCATCAAGCGCGACGGCACCGTCGAGACTGGGCGCCTAGAGCATGTGACGGGCGCTCACGTTGGTGGCCACAATGTCGGCAACGTCGGCATCTGCATTGTGGGTGGCGTCGCTCAAGACGGACGCACGCCCGAGAATAATTTCACCCAAGCGCAATGGGGCGCCCTTCGCCCGCTGCTGACCGATCTTCATCAACGCTATCCGAGCGCGATCATCATGGGGCACAACGGCTTTCCCGGTCATGAGTCGCGGGGCTGCCCGTGCTTCGACTGGCGTGCATATCGTGACGCGCTACACAACGAGCATTGGGCAGACAAGCCTGCCGAGTGGAGTGGACACTGGTACGACGAGCTTGATAAGGGGGCGGCGTAATGCCCCAGGAGCGCGACGTGAAACCATCCGTATTCGAGCGACACATGCAGACAGGCATCCAGGTGCTGCTGGTGGCCCTGATTCTCTGGGCGGGCAGTGAGCTGGTAAAGCTTGGCCAGCAGACCGTGGTGCTGGAAGAGCGCCTGACTATGCAGGGGCTGATGCTCCAAGAGATGCGCCACGAGCTGAAAAGCTGGGGTGATACCTACTACCGTACTACCGATGCTCGCCGGGAGCTGGATCAGATCGAGGCACGCATTGATAGCCTGCATAGCCGCGTGTCGGCACTGGAGAATGGGCTGTGAATCTAGTCACGAAAGCGCTGAGCGCCATCACTGGCCCGCTGTTCAGCGTCATCGACAAGGCAGTCACCGACAAGGACGAAGCCAATCGGCTGAAGGCTGAAATCCAGTCGCAGCTGATCGACTCCGATAACAGCATCGTCAAAGCGCAGATGCAGATCATTCTGGCCGAGGCGCAGGGCGAGAGCTGGGCGCAGCGGAACTGGCGGCCTGTGCTGATGCTGGTGATCGTTGCCATCATTGGCAACAACTACCTGATTGCCCCGTACCTGGGCGCCATGTTTGGCGTCGGGCTGCACCTCGATTTGCCAGAACGGCTTTGGGACCTGATGACGCTGGGCGTAGGCGGCTATGTCGCTGGGCGTACCGTGGATAAGGGTATCAAGACCTGGCAGCAGGGCAAGGTTGAGCAATCCATGGTGCAGTCGGGCCTTTACCGAGAAGTCGACGTAAAGCGTAACCCTTAAACATTCTCGCCGTGAGGCGACACGCCACGCTGTGAAGCGTCGCACCGGTCGCGCTGTGAAGCGCCACCCAAAAGGCCATGCCGTGAGGCAGTGCCACCCCGCCGCACGCTGTGAAGCGTCCGGCACCTTTTGATATGCTGTTCCTTTGCGCTAATTAGAATGAGGGGAGCAGGATGAACACCAGCAGGGTCGATTATTATCTTTCCGTTCGCACGGCGAATATTCTGGCGTGTTACGGCTTCGAACTATCGAAGCCCTCCGCTGAGCTTCAGAGCATAGTGGATACAGATGCCTGGAAAGATATTGTCGGCCTTGGCCCGAAGCGACGTGATGAGCTGAGCCAAGCCCTTAGTTTGGCGCAGAAGAACGCTCACGAAAGCATCGCCTATGCTATTGCACTGCTTGAAGCGCATGGCTACACCGTAAGCCCACCGCCAAGCTGAATGACTTTGGACTGCATATTGGAGACGCTGCCAGCAATGGCGGCGTTTTTTTATGGCGAAACGAAACGACTGGGAGCTGATCGAGCGGGAATACAGAACCGGCCGTTTCTCGCTGGCCCAGCTGGAAGCACGGCACGGCGTCAACCGTTCCACCATTTCACGGCGTGCTCGGAAGTATGGTTGGGAGAAAGACCTGACTGATCGCGTCCGTGAGCGCACACAGCAGAAAATTGCCCGGGCATCGCTGCCCCCAGAAGCGCAAGCCGCGCTTGATGACGAGGTGGTCGAGCAGGCCGCGAACGAGAACGCCGCCGTCGTGAAGGGTCACCGCAAAACGCTGGAGCGTTGGCGGGGCATCACTGAGCGTTTCGCGGTACTGCTAGAAAGCCAGCTAGCCGAGGGGAAGATTACAGTCGATTTGCCTAATGGCGGCACTGCTGAAATCGATGTGCCGCTGGAGTACGTCGGCAAGTGCATGGGGCATGGTACCCAGGCGCTGGAGCGTGTGGTGAAGCTGGAGCGCCAGAACTACGGTCTGGACGCCAGCGACAAGGACGACGGCGTGAAGTCGTTTGAAGAGCTGATGGCAGAGGTCGCGCCAAGTGATTCTGGGGCCGAGTGAGCGGGCACGGCAAGTCAAGCGCGCAGAAGCCTACCTGCGAGCCCACGCCAAGGGCAGGCTCTCCGATAAAGCGGACCTGCTGGCCGCGCTGTCACTCAAGTGGTTTCGGCTCAACTCGCTTTACAAGATCAAGAACAAGTCAGGCAAAAAGGTGCGCTTCAAGCCCAACAAGGCGCAGCGTGAACGCTACCTGAATGGGCACTGCCTGGATTTGATTCTGAAGGCTCGCCAGCTCGGTTTTACCACGTTCGAGATGATCGACGCGCTGGATGACTGCCTTTTCAAGGACAACTTCGCCGCGGGCTGTATTTGCCACAAGCTGGAAGACGCGCAGGACATCTTCAGGAACAAGATCACGTTCGCCTACGAGAACATCGACGACGCCTGGCACGCACTGCTGAAGATGCTGGGTACCAAGATACCCAGGGCGATCAGCGACAAGTCAGGATCGGGTGCCTACGTCTTTGATAACGGCTCAAGCATCAAGGTCAGCACCTCTTACCGGGGCGGCACACTTCAGCGCCTTCATGTATCGGAGTTCGGCAAAATCTGCCGTCAGTTCCCGCACAAAGCAAAGGAAATTGTGACCGGTGCGTTTGAAGCGGTGGGCATCGGTAATCAGATCACACTGGAGTCGACCGCCGAAGGGCGTGAGGGCTATTTCTTCGACTACTCGCAGACCGCGCAGCAGCTCAAGGAGATGGGACGGCCACTGACGGAGTTGGATTTTCAGTTCCACTTTTTCCCGTGGTGGCAAGAGCCGACTTACACGATGAACCCCACGGGTGTCGTGATCCCGCAGCGGCTAAACGAATACTTCGAGCAGCTAGAGCATAAGCACCGGATCACAACCACCCCGGGTCAACGCGCTTGGTATGCAAAAAAAGCCGAGAAGCTGCAAGACGATATGCAGCGTGAATACCCCAGCACACCCGAGGAAGCGTTCAGCCAGTCAGTGGAAGGCGCCTACTTCGCCACGCAAATGCAGTTCCTGCGTAAGAACAAGCGACTCACTAGCCAAGTCCAGGTGAACCCCAGCCTTCCGGTTTACACCGCATGGGACTTGGGCATGAACGACACCATGGCGATTTGGTTTGCCCAGGTCGTTGGGCGTGAAGTGCACCTGGTGGACTACCTAGAAGGCGAGGGCGAAGGCATCGAATACTATGCCGACCTGCTTAACAAGAAGGGCTATCGCTATGGTGGCCACTTCGGGCCGCACGATCTGGCCGTTAGGGAGCTGGGTACCGGCAAAAGCCGCGCCGATGTGGCTAAGGGCTTTGGCATCAATTTTGAAACGGTCCCGCGCATTAGCAATCACGCCGAGGGCGTGCAGGCCACGCGTCAATTCCTGCCGATGTGCTGGATTGACGAGGAGGCCTGCCACCAGGGTGTGCTTTGCCTCGATAACTATCGGAAGGAATGGGACGACAAGCGCGGCGTGTACAAGTCGACGCCTCGCCACGATTGGGCATCGCACGGTGCCAAGGCGCTGGAAACCCTCGCCCGTTCATCGCTATTTACCAGGGCGCAACTGCCCGCTACTGCCGCTAACCGCTCTTCACGCGGTGGCTGGAGCGCTCACACATAATCACCCCGCCGGGAGGCGCCATGATTCACACCACCCCGAACGGCTCGCAGCAACAGCGCGCCCGCACGGCAGCATTGCGCCTGTCAGGCCTGCAAGGCCGGGAGATTGAGAAGTTTGCCCGCGATGCCGCCATGGGCATGGCGCAAGAGTTGATGAAGCACGGTATTCCAATTCCCTCAAAGCGCTTTCGCCCGGACGTGGGGCATGTGCAGATCGATATGATCATCATCGAGGAAAAAGTCACAGCACCAGAGCCTGGCATGCGCCTGCAGTTTGAGATCGAGGGCAAAATGGGCGTGACGTTTAACGTCAAGCTGCTGGAGTTCCTTGACGATCCTGCTGGCTATATCACTGACCTGTTCACGCAGCTTGGCCCGATGCGCCGAAACGTGCAGCGGATGCGCACTCGCAAGCGTTCTGCTGATGCTGCTATTTACCGTGCGATCACCCAGGGTGCCGCCAATGCCTAGCCTGGGCTTGCTTCAGTACAAATCGGCGTCTGCCATGCACGCCGAGCGGATAGCCGCAGCCCAGCAAATGGCCGCCGAGGAAGAGCGCCGACGCCAGTTGATGGAAACATCGCTGGGGGCGCATATCCGCCGTTCATGGGAGTCAGCCAAGGTCGCCAAGCAAGAGGTCGAGTATCGGCTACTGGATTGTCTGCGCCGACGTAAAGGCGAGTACGACCCGAGCAAGCTGGCTGCTATCCGCAAGGAGGGCGGCGCCGAGATTTACATGATGCTGACCGCGACCAAGTGCCGTGCCGCTGGGGCGTGGATACGCGACATCATGATGCCTGCCAATGAGCAACCGTGGGGCCTACAGCCTACGCCGGTGGCGGACGTGCCAGACGAGTACGTGATGCCCGTGTTTCAGCAGCTCCAACAGCAAGCGATGCAGGCTCAGCAAGAGGGCCAACAGGTCGACATGGCCGCTCTGATCGACAAGGCCCGGGAGCAGGTTCGGCAAATGGCGCAGGAAATGGCCGAGGAAGCTGCCGAGCGACACGAGGATGTGATTGCCGATCAGTTGGCTGAAGGCGGCTGGTCGGAAGCATTCGAGCAATTCGTGGATGATTTCACGACATATCCCGCCGCCTTCATTCGTGCCCCGATCCTGCGCCGTGTGCCCACGCTGGAGTGGCTGGAAGGCTGGCAGCCGGTAAAAAGCACCACGATTCGGCCTGAGTTTGAGCGGATTTCCCCGTTCGATATGTACCCAAGCCCAGATGCCACCAACGTGGATGACGGCGCGTTCATCATCGAGCGCGCACGCTTCACGCGCATGCAGCTGAATCAGCTCATTGGAGTGCCGTCGTTCAATGAAGAGGCGATTCGTCGCGTGTTGGAACAGTATGGTCAGGGTGGCCTGCGTAACTGGCTATGGACGGATGGCGAGCGTGCCGAGCTGGAAGGGCGTGGCCATGAATGGCTGACCCACGGTGAAACCATCGACGGCCTGATCTACTCCGGCGGAGCCCAGGGCGTCACGCTACTGCAATGGGGTATCAATCCTGACGACATTGAAGACCCGCTGGCTGAGTATGAGATTGAGGCCATTTTGATTGGCCAGCACGTCATCCGTGTGCGCATCAACCGCGACCCGCTGGAGCGTCGCCCTTATCACAAGGCCAGCTATCAGCCTGTGCCAGGCAGTTTCTGGGGCCAGGGCATCCCTGAGTTGATGGCGGATATTCAGGACGTGTGCAACGCCACGGCGCGCAGCCTGGTGAACAACCTCGCCATTTCATCCGGGCCGCAAGTGGAAGTGTACGAAGACCGCCTGCAGCCGCAAGAAGACCCGACCAATATCTACCCGTGGAAAATCTGGCGCACCAAGGACAGCCAAGTCACGGGCAACAACGCGGCCGTTCGATTCTACCAGCCCGACAGTAACGCCGCTGAGCTGCTGGCTGTGTATGACCAGTTCGAGCGACGTGCTGATGATGCCACCAATATTCCCCGGTACACCTACGGCAACGAGCGCGTTGGCGGTGCCGGGAATACGGCCAGCGGTTTATCCATGCTGATGGAGTCGGCAAACAAGGGTATCAAAGACGCGATACGCCATATTGACCGCGGCGTCATGCGGCGGGTGATCGAAGCGCTTTGGCTCTACAACATGCAGTACAGCGACGACCGCAGTATCAAGGGCGATTGCAACGTGGTGGCCCGTGGCAGCTCTGCCATGTTGATCCGCGAACAGACGAATATGCTACGTCAGCAGTTCCTGCAGTTGACTCAGAATGATATCGACATGGGCATTCTGGGCATGGAAGGACGCCGTAAGCTACTGGCCAGCGCGGCAGACAAGCTGGACATGCCGGGCCTGGTGCCGTCGTTCGAGGAGATGGAGCATAACCTGGCCGAGCAGCAACAAGCCCAACAGGCGCAACTGGACGCCCAGCAACAAATCGAGCAGGCCAAAGCCCAGGCTGAGGTAGCTGTGAAGCAAGCGCAAGCGCAGAAGTACGGCGCCGATGCTGCCGGTACCCAAGTGGATACCCAGATAGCCCAGCAGATGGCACCGCTAGACGCCCAGCACCTGCTGGCCCAGATTGCCAAGCTCATTGCTGAGACACAGCGAGGACAGCATGAACGAGCCCCAATGGAAAGCCCTGTCACGCATTCGCAGCAGCCCCGAGGGCCAGCACCTGCTGGATATCCTCAACTCCCAGCGCGAGGACTGTCGCAACCAGCTGGAGCAATGCCGCGACAGTAACGAGATTGCGCGCAAGCAGGGCGAGGCGACTACCTTGGCGGGGATCATTGAGAAGCTGGAAACGGCACGCGAGGTAATTGATACGCGTTTCAAATAGCCGGGTATTGCCCGGCCTCACAAGCAAGCCGCTTCTCCGGAGGCGGTTTTTTTGTGGGCAGCGCTCAACACTGCAGGTTGAACCCGTTACCCGAATCGTGAACCCCGGCTAAGCCCGGCTCACAGACACGCCGAGAGGCGTCAAAGGAGTTGAAATGTCACTACCCCAGTCCGTCCAGGCACAAGTTGCCGCCGCCGCACAGCACTTTGAGCGAGAACCAGCGAACCCCGACACCGAAGAGGTGACGGCTCCTGAGCCCGAGCAAAACCCGCCAAGCGACCCTGAGAAGCCGGACACTGCAAAGCCAGAAGCGCAACCCGCTGAGCCGCCGAAAGACGCGCCCAAGCCTGAAAGTCAGGACGCCCTGTACTGGCAACACCGCTTTCAAGTGCTGCAAGGCAAGTACAACAGCGAGCTGCCAGCGCTGCGCCATGAGATCGAACAGCTGAAAGAGCAGGTGGCGAGCAAAGACCAGCTACTGAAAGCGCAGGAGCAAAAAGCGCCCGATAACGGCATTACGGATGAACAGCTCGCCCACTTCAAACAGGAGTACGGCGAAGACCTGATCACATTTATCGAGCGCATGACCCGGAACGGCGCCGCCCCGCTTGAGACTGGCAATACCAAAGAGCTGCAAGAGCGTCTGGATCGTCTCGAGAACGAGAAGCACGAAGACGCAGAAGCGCGTTTTTGGGTGAGCCTGGAGCAAGCGGTGCCCAGCTTCCAGCAGATCAACAGCGATGCCGGATTCCTGCAGTTCCTCAGCACGTTCGACCCGCAAACGGGCAAGCAGTACCAACAGGCCCTCAGTCAGGCGCAACAATCGCTCGACGCGAAAGGGGTGGCCGACGTTTTCAAACTCTATCTGAACCAGGCAGCGCCGAAGCCGCAAGAGACGCGCACGGTCCCCGATGAACAAGTAGAGCCTCGCACCACAAAAGCAGCGCCCACACCGAAAGCCCAAGGCGGGAAGCTGTGGACCGGTGCGGATATTTCACAGTTCTATCGTGACAAGACCGCTGGCCGCTACTCTGCTGACGAAGCGGAGCGCTTGGAAGCCGACATATTTGCCGCCCAACGTGAAGGCCGGGTTCGATAACCCGGCTGGCGGTTCCGATTCCTCGCCGTGAGGCGATAAGAGGGTATTCCAATGGCAGGTCCAACACGCGCCCCGGCGCATCCTGACTACTCCAGCACGTCCAGCTCCGGGTTTATCCCGCAGGTCTGGTCAGGAAAAATGATCGAGAAGCTGTATAAGCGAACCTGTTTCGCTGAAATCTCCAACACGGACTATGAGGGAGAAATCAAGTCGCAAGGCGATACGGTGATGATCCGCACCACGCCGTCTATCACCATCCGCGACTATGAAGTGGGTGGCGGCCTGAACTATGAAAAGCCGACCAGCGATAAGGTCGAGCTGCATATCGATAAGGCCAAGTACTTCGCCTTCGAAGTCAACGACGTCGATGAGTACCAATCTGACATCAAACTGATGGATAACTGGTCAGAAGATGCTGGCCAGCAAATGAAAATTGCCATCGACAAGGTGATTCTGGGCGACGTGTTTGCTGACGCGGCCGCAGAGAATGCTGGTAATGCCGCCGGTCGTGAGTCGAGCAGTTATGACATGGGCGAGGCAGGCGCGCCGGTGGAAGTCACCAAGACCAACATCCTCGACGTCATTGTGGATTGCGGCTCGGTACTTGATGAGCAGAACGTGCCCGATGACCAGCGCTGGATCGTGTTGCCCGCCTGGATGAATGGCATGCTCAAGAAGTCAGACCTGCGGGACGCGAGCGCCATGGGGGATAACACCTCGGTGTTCCGTAACGGTAAAGTCGGCATGCTCGACCGATTCGACGTGTATATCAGCAACAACATGTCGAAAGTGACCGACGCGACCACCACACGCCAAGCCACTAACTGCATCTTCGGTCACAAAAAAGCGCTCACCTTTGCGTCGCAAATGACCAAGATGGAGGATCTGCCCAATCCCACTGACTTTGGCCAGCTGGTGCGCGGCCTGAACGTTTTTGGTTACGAGGTCATTGACCCCAACGCCATGGGCCACCTGTACGCCGAGCGCGGCTAAGCCGTCACCTACGCCACCTTCCAGGGTGGCGTTTTACTTTCCGTGAGGAAATACGCATGACCAAGACACTGATTGAGCGGATTGAAGAAGCCGTCACGAAAGACGATCTGGAGCCGCTGGCCGAAACGTTATCGGTATCCATTGATAAGCGGCAAGGCGTTGAGACCATCCGCGCCGAGCTGCTGGAGGCCGCTGAAGCCTTGGCAGAGCAGGGCGTTACAGAGGCGGGCGCGCTGCCTGGTGAAGAGGCACCGGAACAAGGTGAAGAACCTGCAACCCCGGCGTACCAGGGCAGAATGCTCAAGCACCTGAAAAACGGGCGTAAATTCCCATGGACGGCTGCGCTGGCCAAAAACCGATACATGCAGGAGGTGTAAGCGATGGCCGTCACGACTGTAGGCACCGTCATTCGTAACACCAAGTTGGTGTTGCAGGAAGTGACGGCTGCCGGTACCCGCTGGACCAACGAAGAGCTGATTGGCTGGCTGAACGAGAGTTACCAGGCCATCGTACAGATCAAGCCGGATGCGTCTTCGATTAACGCCCCCGTCTCCCTGGTCGCAGGCACGCGTCAGCAGATTCCAGACGATGGCCTGCGACTGATCGACGTGGTGCGCAATACCGCAACGCTTAGCGACAAACTGGGCATCCTGGTGACCAGTCGTCGCGCGCTGGATACCACGCGCCGTAGCTGGCACGCCGATGAGCCCAGCGTCAATATTGAGCAGTACGTGTTCGATGACCAGGACCCTACCCGCTTCTATGTATATCCGCCGGCGGCCGATGGGGCTGAAGTGGAGCTGATTTATTCCTCTACACCGACGCCGCACGATGTGTCGCAAGGACTCGATGGCCTTAAAGATGAAACGATCCGGCTGAACGACAGCTATGCACCGGTGATTACCGATTACATTTTGTATCGGGCGTACTCGAAAGATGCCGAACACGCGGCCAACCTCAACCGCGCCCAGATGCACATGCAGGCGTACATGGGGGCCTTGGGTCAGAAAGTAGAGGTGGCTCGGGCTATCTCACCGAACGCGCCTGACAACTCATCCAATCCGCCACGGACGCGTCAGTAATGGACTTGCTGCAAACAGTGGTGCAGGACGTTCCTGAATCGCCGTTGATGAGCGTGCGTGATGCTATCCGCTGGGCAGAGTTCCGGCTTTGCCAGGACGGCAATGCCTGGATCATTGACGCCCCTGTAACACAGGAGGGGGCCATCATGGCCCCCGACGGTACTCACTGTGTACGTGTGCTCACGCTCTTCCGTGACGGCCGCGTTATGACCCCAAGCGTCGACTATGAGCAGCTATCGCCGGAAAACGTAAGCATCTATCGGGTGGGCGATGGCGATACGTTCTCGGCGCGTGTGGCCGTCAAGCCAACTAGCGACGGCAGCTTGCCAGAGGAGTTGCGCCGCCAGCACTTTGAAACCCTTCGCCACGGCGCGACTCATCGATTGCTGCTGTTGCCTCAGCCGTGGCGCAACCCCGAGCAGGCCACTTATCACGAAACCTATTTCAAAGCTGGCATTAATGATGCTTACCGTCTGTCGGTTTACGGTAAGCAACAGGGTGCGCGCGTTCAGCCGCGTCGATTCATTTAGGGGGCTGTATGTCATTCGAGCAGGCTGTTGTACAGCTAGAACAAACGAACGCCGCGTTGCAAGAGGAGGTGGTTCGCTTCCGCGACGCGGCGATGGGCCTTAACGCCATCTACCCGACGATCACCGAAGGTCGGCAGGCCGTGTCCGACGGCAAATATTTCAGCGTGCCGGGCAATGGGGCGTATATGCGCCTGTACCGTCGGCAGGGAAGTAGTGCGGAATTGATTGCGGAGTTTCCAGATCGCGCCCAGGTGCAGAGTCTGGTTGATACATTGGGTGGGCGCGGAGTTGTTGGTGGCTCTGGCGATTTGATGGCCCAGGGGTATCAGGGTTTGGGTTCATCTGATGCGATTTCAGTGCCAACGCTCAAAGCGAATTTTACTTCGGGGTTTAACCGTATTTCTGGAAGCACTGAAGACGCGCCGCCCGGCATCGCAAGTAATTTCTGGGGCTTAGGGCTACTCGGCTCTTCGTTTCAAGGCCGCCAGCATAGTCTGATTAACTTTTTTCAGGGCAACAGTCAGCCGCCGGATGTGTGGTTTGGAGCTAGGTCAGGTGACCCGACAGCTAATTGGTCGTATGCCCGTGCTTATCACAACCGCAACATCCTCGGCACCGTATCCCAGGTTGACGGCGTGCCCACTGGCGCGATTATCGAGCGGGGGGGTAATGCGAACGGGGAGTATGTGAAGTTTGCGGACGGGACGCTTTTCATGTGGCTGACTGTTCAGGCTTCTATGCCACTAACTGGTATTGGTTCAGAGTTCTCAGCGGAAGTTAATTATCCAGTGCGTATATTGTCGAACGCGACAACCCGCCTGATTCCCATTGTTAATTCTGCCGCCTCTGCTTGGAGTGTTCCTGCCGAGCGTTGGAAATTTGACATTGGTGCTAGAACCAATACGGCTGATTACGGAAATGTTCAGGGCAGACGTCGTGAGGCAGGCGTCGCAGTTACAGGCGAGTTTTTAGTTTTTGTTTCAGCAAGGTGGGCCTAATGAACCTAACACTCAATCTATCCCCCGTCCGTAGTAAAGAAGAAACAACAGCCTCGCTCGCAGGCACCGTGCTAACCATCAACGGCACCGATTACGATCTATCTGAGCTACCCGACGGCGCAACCGCACAGCACCCTGAACTCGGCACCGTGGCGCGCAATGGCAGCGAGTACGAATGCACGATTCGCTTAGGCCATGGCCCCAACGCTCCACACGAAACGCGGTTCCCCGCACCCATCGTACTGGAAGGCCACTACGGGCCGATTGAGCTACCGCTGTATGACGTAGTGCCCGAAGAAGAGCAGGAGCCGACAGAATGAGCTGGTTACAAGACGCCGAAGTGACGTTTCCTTTATCTGATGAAGAAAAGCTAGAGATAGCGAAAGCCGCTAAAATACGTGAAATTAATAATGCATACACAAAAGCAGCTAAACCTCTCATTGTAGATTATCCCGACCTAGAACAAGCGACGTGGATAGCTCAGGAGTCAGAAGCGCGTTTATACTTAGCTTGGTATGCTGATCAACATGGGGAACCACCTTCGACGCCTGTATTAAACTCTATTTTACTAGGTAGAAATGGCGACTCGGGCAGTGAATCTCTTTACGAATTATGTACAGCAGTACAAGAGAATGCTGATCGATTTACGGCTTTCCAAGTTTTGACAGGTAAAAGGCAAAGACTTGTTAGAAGCGTAAAGCATGCAAAAACTATAGGATACATAGAGTCGGTGGTCTTTTGAGTTTAGCTATTGATTATGTTTTTGAAATCCAAAAAGATCCAAGCTGCTAGGCTCATCGATACCAAAATTAATATAGCAATCGCAAGGGATGAAAGTGTTTCTTTTGGCAGCATTGATTGCAATGTAAATGCTAATAGTAAGTAGTTGAAGATCATTAGTAGCAATGGCGCGGATTTTGCCAGCCTATGTCCGAATGGCTGTGTTCTGAATACTTGGAAAAAGACAGTTTCTTCACTTACGCTAAAGCCGGGCATTTTTTTAGGTTGTGACATACACCCCGCTTCAATCAAAGCGAGCCTGTGCCTTTCTTGAATAAAGGTTAGTCTTCTTATAGAGAGGTAAATGATATAAATGATTAATAGGGATAATGATAATAAAAATGCGGCTATCAGCTTTTCATTTTCTTTTAACAAGAAATACCAGCCCGCAAAAGTACCCGCCTGCACTGATGATAATATAGCCATCTTTGACCAAATTAAGTCGTAACATTTTAGAAATATGTCTTTATCAATGCTGGCGGCAAACTCTGACTTATCCATTTATTACGCTCGCTGATTAGTGTAACCAAAATACATGGTGTCGACGTGAAAATCCAACATAGCGCCTTTCGCGGCGAGCTGCCGATCATGGACGCTCGCCTGTTGCCAGAAAACAACGCCCAGCGGGCACGTAACGTCTACCTGAAACGGGGCACACTCAAGCCCGAGCGTGCACCGCTCACCATTGAGTCGCTTAGCGTGGTCGCGAATCCTTCAACGCTTTACCGCTACCCCAGCGGCAACGATGGGCAAGGCTTCTGGTTGACGTGGGGCATGGGGCGTAACGTTCACGTGGTGAAGTCGCCGCTCGCGAATGACGACTTTTCACGCGTGTACTGGACCGGAGACGGCCCGCCTAAAATGGGCGGTATCAGCGATATTACGAGTGGCACGCCGCCGTACCCAGGTAATAGCTACCGCTTGGGTATTCCTGCGCCGACGAGTGCACCGTCAGCAACAGTCCCTAGTGGGCGGACACCAATCGACGAACGCCCACCGACGACGCTGGAAACCTCGTATGTGGTCACGCTCATTTCTCGCTTTGGCGAAGAGGGAGCGCCCAGCGCGCCCAGCAATATCATTGAACGGTGGGATATGGTCATTGGCGCGCCTACGGGCGGCGAGGTGCAGCTGGCATTACCTAGCGTGCCCAGTGGCAGCCATGACATTGTGACCAAGCGCATTTACCGCGCCGAGTCGAATGGCATCTATCAATACGTAGCCGATGTAAGCGCATCCACCAGTGAATACGTTGATAACTACACCAGCGCCCAACTTGGCCGCGCATTGCCGTCGGTGGAGTGGGATATGCCCGATCCCAGACTTCAAGGATTAACCGCACTCCCTGGCGGCATACTGGCCGGTTTCTTTGAAAACACGTTGTGCTTTAGTGAGGCGTACTTGCCACACGCCTGGCCAGTGGCTTACCAGCTAGCTTTCAAAGACAACATCGTTGCCATTGGTGCCACGTCGTCAGGACTCATCGTGGCGACACAGGGGCAGCCTTACCTTGTCAGCGGTGCGAGCCCCGAGGCCATGTCGCCTATGCAGCTGGATGTTGACCAGCCTTGTATATCAGCACGGTCGCTGGTGGATATGGGCGAGTACGTTATTTACGCAGGCCACGAGGGGCTAGTCGCTGCTGGTGGTCGTGATGCCCGCGTGGTGACTGCCGAGGTGTTTACAAAAGACCAGTGGCAAGCGCTGAACGCCAGCACCATGCATGCTTATCGTTACGATGGCCGTTACCTTGCCTTCTATGACGGTGGCTGCATGGTGTTTACGCCCGGTGAAGGCGTCGAGTTCTTGGATATTAATGCCAGCGGCGGCTATCACGACATTGCAGCGGGCACGCTCTACTTGATCCAGAACAGCGCTATTAAGGCGTGGGGGCAAGGAGGGGCGATGACGTACACCTGGCGCTCTCGTTTGCACGAAGTACCCCCAGGCAGTGCAGGCTTTACTTGTGGCAAGTTGATTGCCTCCCATTACCCCGTTCGCCTCATCATTCGTGCAGACGGCAACCAAGTGATGGATACCCAAGTTCCCAATTCGGGTATGTTCCGACTCCCAGCGGGCTACACGTTGTGCCGCGACTGGGAAATTGAAATCCAAAGCAGCAATGAAGTGCAATCCATCCAGATCGCGACCTCTCCCAGCGAATTGATTTAACCCTTTCAGGCTCACCGTGAGGTGCCCATGAACCGACGCCGTCGGACACTGCCGCCTGTGCCGCCAAAGGCACCGAGCGAGTTACGCCCCCTGATTGCCGCCATGACCGAGATTCTGGAAACCGGCGAAGGCGTGCGGGGCGACCCCTTAGATCGCAAGGTCACGTTGCGTGACCTGTTAGATAGCGGCATTGGTCGTTTAAAGCCCGGCATGCGCCCAGGACAAGATGGAAACCTCGATTCCGGAGCACTGCCGCCAGCGCCGGATTTAAGCATACCGCCAGCCCCTGCCAACTTTGACGCCCAGGGCGGCTTCTACGGCATGATCAACTTAAGCTGGACGATTCCCGGCCAGCAGTATCGCAATCATGCGTATACCAATATTTTTCGCAGCGAAGAGGACAACTTTGCCAATGCGGAGGTGATTGGACGTGAAGCGGGCGGTTTCTATACCGATTACGTGCGCGATGATGCAGTAGATCCAGACGACCCGACCAAGCTCAAGGGTTACTACTACTGGATCACGTTCACGTCGGTGGCCGATATCGAGGGCCCGCCAAATAGCCCAAACGGCACCTATGCCGCCCCGCTGGCTGACCTGGGCTACGTGATAGAGCTGTTGACCGGGCAGATTGATGCGAGTGTGTTGGCGACTGCACTGCGCCAAGAGATCGAGAAAATCCCGACCATTGAATCCAATATTGAGCGCATCGGCCCGATAGAGGCTGAGCTGCGCGGACCAGAGTCGCTGGACGGGACCGTGGCGAACCGTATTGCTCAAGAGCGAGCGGGCCGGATAGAGGCGTTGGACGAAGAGCGAGCGGAGAGGATTCAAGGGCTCACGTTTGAAGCCCAGGCACGTGCGCAAGCCATACAGGATGAGGTCGAGAACCGAACTACGGCTATTCATCAGGCAGTGGAGCAGCTGGAGCAAGAGGATAACTTGCTGGCCCTTCAGCAAAATGTCATTGCTGCCGTATTCGATGCAAATGCTGCATCGATATACTCTATGTCGCAAGTGCGAATTAATGACCAAGAGGTGTTTGCCCAGCAAATTGAGCAGCTATTTGGCAGCGTGGACAGTAATCAGGCGCTGATTCTGAATGAGCGACAAATTCGCATCGATCAGCTCAGTTCGCTATCAACGCAAGTGGGCATTTTGTCAGCTCGCTTGGATGCCCGCCCCTCTATGGCAAGTAGCTTTGAGCCGGGTAGTGATTTTGATGCATGGACCCCGACAGCTGGCAGTCAGCTGCTGGCCGACACAAGCGACGTGTATGCCGGGCAGCAGGCGGCGCTGATATCGGCCACCATAGGGGCTGCAAACCCGGAGACCCATGGTGTTCGCCGAACCATCAGCAGTGACACTTCCAGTCAATTCAGTGGTAATGAAATCCGTGTGTCGCTTTATGCCAAGCGGCCAGCCGATAATGCCAGCGGCGAATTCGCTGTCGCTTACTGCGTAGCGGGGGTTTATGGGCAATGGGTACGCTTTACGCCCAATGATGAGTATACCTTTCATGAGATCATCGTGGATGTGCCAGCGGACACCGCTTCACTGACACATGAGCTGGTGATCTGGGGGGACACGGCGGGTGGCGGCGCTGGCGTGTTGGTTGACAGGGTGTTGGTTACGTTTGCTGAGACCGATATACCGGAAGTCACTGCCGCAATTGAGCAAATCCAACAGGCGTTGGCCGACCAGGAACAAGCCGTCGCCAGTCAGTTGCAAGCGTTTCTGTCACAGCTTGGGCAGAATACTGCGGCAATTCAGTCGGAAATCGAGACCCGATCCACTCAGTACGGTGCGCTGGCCAGCAGCCTGCAAATCCTGACTGCCCAGACGCAGGACAATGCCGCTGACATTGCCGCTGACAGGGCTGCATGGACTTCTGAGGTAGAGGCCGTTGCCGAGGACATACTCGATCTATGGGCGGGAGTAGGTGGCAACGAAGCGCGTATTACGGATGAAGCTCGTGTGCGCGCCACTGAGGACGATCTCCTGGCCGCTGTTCAGCGGGTGATGTCAGCCTCAAGAGGCACGGCGGCGGCAACGTTTTATGGCCTCGAAGAAGTGCGGCTGGCAGATAGCGAAGCTACGGCTCTGCGTATCGACGGCGTTGAGGTGCAACTGGCGGATGCGCTCGCCGCCATCGAACAAGAGCAAAACGTCCGCGCATCCGAGTACCAGGCGTTGGCCACACAGATCACCACGGCAGTGGCTGAGCTGGATGGTGGTATTTCAACGGTGCAGCAGGCGTTGAGTACCGAAGTGACCCGGTTGGATGGCCGGGTAGATGCTCAGTCGCAAGCGCTGACCACCGTGCAATCCCAGCTATTGGGTGACATTGCTACGGTACAGCAAAGCCTGAACACAAACGTGAATCGTCTGGATGGGGCGGTGAGCGCCAACGCTCAGGCGATTATTGATGTTCAGAGTGCGACAGACGGCGCGCTGGCGGGCGTTCAGCAGGACTTCAATACCCAAGTGACCCGCCTTGATGGGCGCATCGATACAGCCGCTCAAGCGGTAACAGAAGTGCGCTCCGACCTGGAAGAGGATGTGGCTGGGGTACAGCAGAACCTCAATACCAACGTGTCACGAATCAATGGGGAACTTCAAAACAATGCCCAAGCGATCACGACCGTGCAGTCGCAACTCAGCGGTCAGATTTCCACCGTTCAGCAGAGCTTGAACAGCCAAATCAATCGAGTTGACGGTGAAATAGAAGCGACGGCGCAGCTGGTTCAACGCGTGCAAACGGACCTTGGCTCGGGACTGCAGGCAGTGGAGGTTAAAGCCGTGACCAACGCGGGCGGCTTGCTCTCGAATGGTCAGTTTGCGACAGGTGACCTTGCTGGCTGGGGTGATACCTGGTCGGGCGTCAGCGTGATAGAGGCCAACCTGGACGGCAGTAGTGGCGCTATTCAGAGCGCGCCGACACGCTACATTGCTCGGTGGTCCGATTCTGCGTGGTCCAGTCACCAGTACATGCGAGGCGAGCGGTTTACGGCAGTGGCGGGAGAGATGTATACCTTCCAGTTCGCTTATGCCAGTGGGGGTAGTAACCGCAATATTACGATTGAGCTGCGTGTTGCCTGGGTGCAAGCGGATGGCGCCACCAGTTACCAAACACTGCGCAGTCAGTCAGTGTCGTCAACCAGCTGGAACAAGACCCCGCTACTCAGCACCGTGGCCCCAGCAGGCGCTGTTGAAGCATGGGTGTACTTCCGACGCGTCAGCGGAGGCAGTGGCACGCTGTTTCTGGCGGACGTACAGGCCAGGCGTACCGATATGGTGGCCGGAGCGCTTTACACCGCAAAGGTGCAGAGCGGCGGGCTGGTCGGCGGGTTTGGTATTTTCAACGATGGCTCCGAGGTGGAGGCGGGGTTTGACGTTGACCGTTTCTGGATTGGCCGCACCGACAGTGATAAACGCAAGCCATTTATCATCGATGGCAATGTCGTTTACATGAACAACGCGATGATTCGCAATGGCTCAATCCAAGAGGGTCAACTGGGCCCAATTACGATTGGCAAGTTCTTCTTGAATGATGGTACGCCAGTGACCACCGCAGGCGGCTTAATCCGTGCGGATGCGATCGACGTCGATAATTTGAGTGTCGCGGAGGCGGCTCGGTTTTATGCAGACGTGCAGTCCGGCAATTACATTGCAGGGCAAAGTGGCTGGCGAATTCGCCAGAACGGCACGGTGGAGTTCAATCAGGGCCAGTTCAATGGCTCCGTGAATGTGGGCAGTGTGACAGGCCTGGGCAGCCTGGCCACTCAGGATAGCGTGAGCTACGCGTCGGTGACAGGCGGCAAGCCGCCAGTGAACGCTGACAGGACGGCCGATAACGTCGCAGCAGATACCGCTAACGTGGCGGGCACAGCGGCGGCTACTGTTCGGGATCGTGCCAATGCAGGCAACTCAGCCAACAATCGCGTATCGAGCTGGACGCGGCCCAGTTCAACGTTGATCGACGGAAACCAGATTTTCACTGGTGACGCGTATGTGGATACGCTGCAAATCAAAGGACAGGCGGTAACGATACCCATATCAGTCGCTGCCTCTTCAGCCATTAATGTTGGCCAGCCTTCACAGGAGCGGGAAATTCTCTGGTCATCCATCAACGCGGAGAATACGAACGTCATGGTCATGGTGTCGTTTGGTGTGTCGGCAGGAGCAATCGACCGATTCGAAATACGCCGAAACGGCACGACCGTTGTTGCCCGCCCGGGGGGCAGTGGCGCGATGTCAGTGGCCGCCCATGTGGGTGCAGACTCGCTGCAGACCTCAATTTTTACCGTTCACTGCTTCGGCGCTAATTTTACGGTCACAGGTCGATCTATCGGCCTGCTCGCCACCAGGAGGTAACCATGAATTGCTATGCCATGGTGCGCCCAGACGGGCGTATCACCCAAATCATGACTGTTCCCTATTGGCTGCTGGCGTGTGATGCCACGGTCAGTGATGACACGCATTACGCCGACGTGGCCACGGGCGCCATATATCCCAAGCGCATGACAGAGGTGGCCCAGAGCGTCGACGGCTTGACCGTCACTCTGTCAGGCCTGCCTGTAGGGATGACGGTATCCAGCAATGGTATGAGCACCATGACGGACGACGATCCGCTGGTCATCGATTACGACTTGCCCGGGACCTATGCAGTTGAGCTGAGCGGTCATGTCGAGTACCAGGACACGACCGTGGAGGTGACCGTTGGCTAGACTTGATGCCAGAACACATGCCAGCCTGCGCGATGCCCGTGCCCATTACCTGACATTGATTGATAATGCGGCCGCACACCAACGCTACTTGGACCCTGCCCAATGCGATGTGTATCGGCAGAAAGTCGCCGAGGCTCGACAGGGGGGCGGTCATCGGCTGGAGGAGGAGGCAGAGATGCTCGGCATTCCGCTGGACGTACTGACAAGTGCCGTCCTGCATCAGCACGAGCGTCGCCAGACTATGGTCCAGACGGTCGAAATGGCACGTATCAAGGCCAAGCGCGATATACGTGATGCACCGACCCCCGCGGCCATGGATGCTATTTTCAACGCCTTCAAGCAGCAGCTGAGCCTGCTATAATTCAACCTTAATTCGCTCACCGTGAGGTGCCGCATGCCCCGCCAGAATGAAGCCACGTTCCTACGTGGCGTACTCCGTAATAACGAAGCGGCCGCGCAATTTTGCGAGATGCTGTTTCGTATTTCCCAAACGCTGGACGACCTGGTCGATAAAGACAATCCGGTGGCTGATACCACGCTGATTCGAACGTTTTGGGAAGCGCTGATTGAGCTGCCTGCAAATCCTTTCTATCGACAGCACGAACCGTATCTTCGTCCGTTGATGGCCAGCGCCTTGCAGGACTGGCGCGATAGCGCGTGCCTTGAGCGCTCTGACAGCCGCCACTACAAGACCCTGGCCTTTGTGCTGCGCGACCAGCTAACCAGCGTGGTGACGCAGTGTGCCTATCTGGTCGGTGGCTATGAGTGGATGAACAAGGTCAGCTTGTCGGTTCGTGATCATTTCCACGAAGATGGCCTGGATGACTACCTCTCTGGCCTTTCCCCGGTACCGGCAGTACCGGCAGAGGAGTATGACGAATGAGTGGCGGCGGTGGCGGCGGCGGCAGCACGACCGTCAAGGACACACCGGAGCAACGCCAACTGGCCGAGGTGGCCGCTGAAAAGTGGAACTTTGCACAGGAGCGGCTTGCCCCGCTGGAAAATGCCTATATGGAGTCCGTAGGCGATATGACCAGCGCAGGCAACATGAGCTACATTGCGGGCCGCACACTGCAAAGCCAGCAGCAGGCCGTGAGCGCCGCCAGTGAACAGGCGGGCATGCAGTTGAGTCAGGCGGGTATCGACCCGTCTGGCGGACGCGCTCAAGCCGTGATGAGCGGCATCGCCCTGGGGGGCGCTAGTGCCGGGGGGGAGACGCTGGGGCGCGCCCAATTCGAACAGGAGAACCAGCAGATTCAGGGCTTGCAGAACATCGTGGCCATTGGCCAAGGCCAGGCTGGGCGGGCGCAAGTCGGGCTGTCAGGCATCGCCGCCCAATCAGCCCAGGACGCACAGCAAACGGCGGCCAACCGCTTCAACCGTAAAAGCGCCAACCTGCAGTTGCTGGGTCAGGTGGCAGGGGCCGGTACCGCTCACTACATGGGGGCCTCGCCGTCGGCCCCGGGCCTGAACCTCTATCACGAAATAGGTGGGGCTAAGCCATGACCTATCAACCCACGCTTGGGCGTATTCAGTACGCCCTCTCTCAAACGTCCCAGCAATACATCGACCCTGGCCAAGCCATGCGCGGCGATCAGGGCGCTTCTCAGCTGTTGGGGCAGCTCAATCGAGCCCAATGGGCCGACTGGAAAAACCGCTTTGCACCCTACGTTGATGAGCTGGCCCGCGTTGCTCAAGACAACAACGCGCCGGGCGTCGCCGCTGCAAATGCCAGCAATGCCGTCGGGCTCGCTTACGACAATAGCCAGCAAGGCTTAGCGCAGCAGCGCCAAGGCTATGGCATTAGCCAAACACCGCAACAGCAAGCGGCTGAAGAGCGCCGTACCCATTTGGAGCGCAACGCTTCGATGGTCAGCGCAGGCAACGAAGCCCGTATGTCCGCCCAGGATCGGCAGCAAGCCATTTTGGCCGGCGGCATGGGCCTTTCCAATATCCCTGACCGAGTGATGAACCCATGAGCTACGGACTACTAGGCCTACGCCAGCAAATGGAAGGCCAGGCCATGCAGGGGCTGAGCGACCTGGCGGGCCAGCAGCGCCAAGCCAAGCTGCAAGAGGACCAGATGAAGCAGGCCGAGCGCGCCCAGAAGATGAGTGCCGTCGGCACCAGTGCGGGCATCGGCATGATGGCAGGTATGAAAGCGGGCAGCGTGGGCGGTCCCATGGGGGCTGCCATTGGTGCAGGTATCGGCTTGCTGGCCAGCTCCATTTTTTAAAGGTGACCACCATGGCGGGATTGGATACACGAGGCTTGGCCACTGGCTTCGCCCAAGGTTTTGGGCTGATGAATCAGTTCCAACGTGGCCAGCGAGCGGATGAACACGCTGAGCAGCAACTGGGCATGCAGCAAGAGCGCATGCAAATGCAGCGGCAACACTTTGATGCCCAGCAAGAAGAGCTCGGGCGGCAACGTGATATGGAAAACATACAGTTCACGCTGGGCAAGATCGGCTCGGGCATGGATGTAGCCGAAGAAGAGCTGGAAACCCTGCGCCGCTACCCGAAGTTTTGGGCCGCGTTAGACCCGCAGACTGACGCCTCTATCAATCAGGCCATGGCGGTGATTGACCCCAATACCACGGTAGACGCTAACGATCCCGAAAGCCTGGCAGCGCTGAACCAGATGTTTGGCGCCGAGATTAACCGCGGCGAGGGTGGGCAAAAACGTGTGGTGGGCATGTACCCAGCACCCGACGGCCAAAGCGTTGCGCTTGAGCTTGAGGTGGTGGGCGAAGATGGCAACACCTACCGCGCACCGATGACCGAAGGGCGCGGCACGGCGGATGATGACCTGGTGAAATACGTGCCGGTGGAGGCGCTGGTGGAGCAGGTGCAAGGCATGCGCTTGCTACGCAATACCATGCACTCGCCGGAAGCCCAGCAGCGCGCCACTCAAGTGCTCAGCCTGCTGCGCGGTGACTCGCAGGAGCGCTGGGAGCAAGTGCAGGGCCCTGGTGGCTCTATTCTGCAGCGTAATGCGACGACAGGTGAAATGCGCTCAGTCATCGGACGGGCGCCCCTACCAGCCAGCTCGGCCAGTGGTCAGGGCGCGCCTACGGCCACCATGAAAGAAGCGCAGTGGATGGTCGATCAAGGGATTGCTGCTGACATACCCAGCGCGTTTGAAACCTTGCGCCGGAGCCGCGGCGATGACCTGCAGCGTGATCGGCTGCAGCTGCAAACCATTAATAGCGACCTCGACCGCACGGCGCGTCGACTCAGCAATATGCGGTCTACGCAAGATGGTTATGCCGAGTTATCCGCACAGTATGACAGCCTGGTCGAGCAGCGTAACGCAATTGCTGGGCAGGTATTTGGTGCAGGCCAAGGGGCGAACCAGGAAACACAATCGCCAAGAGCTGAAGAAGCGCCTGCTGCTTCCGCGATGGCAGACGATGAGCTGCTGAACTCTATCCTGCGCGACCTATAACGAACAGAAGGAGCCGCGTGTGAACGCCGCTGAACAACCCCAGCCCCTACCGTGGAAAGCGGTTTCTGAGCATCCCGATTTCCAAAATGCTGACTGGCAGACCCGCCAGAAGATGCGCAACAACTACATGGAGCGCGTGGTTCGCCCGCTGGCAAAAAGCGAGGACGACTTTTCCCGCGTCCGGGACCAATTCTTTGCTGCCACAGAGCCTGACGTGTTTGGCAACAGTGGTTATCGCGAGCGCTCTCGTATTGCTGATAGTCAGTCGCTGAATGCCGGGTATGGAGGTGGCTTGGCTGAACAGCGCGCCCTGGATGCGAGAGAGATGCCTGAGCCTCAAGCGGCGGAGGGTCTGGCGTTGCCAGCGGCTGACGCTCAACCTGCTGGTCAGCCGGAAGGGCGAACAGCTACCGGCTGGGGAGTGAACCTGGGTCGCGCCGTCGCAGAGGGTGCGGTGGGCTCTGTCGGTGCTGCCGTTGAAGGTATGGGCGTGATAGGCGAGCAGGCGAGCGTGGTGGAAGCCAACCGCCAAGTAGACGACGCTATCAAACGGCTTGAGACCACACAGCAGCAGTATGAGTCGGCGCTAGAGGGTACAAGCGACGCCTTCCGTGAAGACGTGGAGGCCAACTACCAGCGCTTGCTGGATGACCGCGCTGAAGAGCTTCATCAAGCCATGACGGCGTGGGCAGAGCGAGAACCGAGTAAAGCGGCACAGTGGCTGCGGGATCGCGGTATCGACCTGCGCGATTCAGCACAATCGATAGGGCCAGATGACGACTACCGTGGAGTTGCCACTGATTTGGCCGGTGGGCTGGGTTCCATGCTGACGTACATGGGGCCCGGGTTGCTGGTAGGCGCACTGACTCGAGGGTCATCTGCAGCGGCAATGGGCACCGCCGTCGGCATGGCAGGCCCGTCAGGCGTTTCTGAGCAGTATCAGCGTGCCAAAGCAGGCGGGCTGGACGAAGAGGCTGCGCTGGAAAAGGCCATGCAAGGGTTTGGTGCCGGGGCCATTCAAGTTGCCCCCCTGGCGGCCATGATCCGGCCCCTGCCTGCCGAGTTGCAAGGCAAGGCCATCGGCCAGTTGTACGGCATCATGCGTGCTGCTGGCTCTGAGGCGGTGGTAGAGGGCGCCGGTGGTGTCCTGCAAAACCTGATTGAACAGTCCTATAACGCTGAGCGCGGAACATGGGACGACACAGCCTACCAGGCCGCGATAAGCGGCGGCTCAGCGGGGTTGCTGCAAGCCGGGGTTCAGGTGGCCACGCGTGGGCGTGGTATGAACGCAGGAGCGCCCCAGCGCCGAGAAGTCGAAGCCGAGCAGGTAGATGCCCCGCAAGCAGCTGAAAGTGACGCTAACGCTGAATGGGAAGCCGCATGGCGTGAGCAGGCTGCAGAAGACGGCATTATCGACTTCGACCCCCATGCCAATCTCCCAGACACCACGATTGACGTAGATGGCCAGCCGGTAGAGGCCCCAGCCGAGCCATTGCAACAGGAAGTGGAAGCGCCCGCTCCAGCCACGCCCCGGGAAGATGACACCGGCGCGCGATTGATCCGCTCGCCCGTCGACCAGTTGGATCCAGTGGAGCAACGCGCCCGAGAGCGACTGCTAACCGGCGACGGGTACGCTTACCTACGCGAGCGCGCCGACGGCAACGAGGCGGCGGTTGCTGCCGTTGACCGCATGCAGGTGCTGGCTAACGCAGGGGACGCCGACGGTGCCGCCGATGCCTACAAGGAGGCCCGCCAGCTACTGCGACCAGCAGAGCCAGCGGCAGAGACACCCCAAGCAGATGCGCCGCCATCAGAGCAGCAGGCCCACGAACAGGCTGCACCGCTGCCAGATCAGGAGATTGCACAAGGAGCGCCGCAAGCCGAGCCCGCGCAGCCTGCTGCTGTGCCAGTACTTGCCCCCGACCAGCCATCATTAAACCTGACTGCTAAAACACCCCGTCGTGTACCGGTTGAAAGCATTCAGGTGGATCCAGAAGCCTATCAGTTCCGCACGGAAGTAAATGAGCAGGGGGTCGATAGTCGCCTGGAAGGCGTTGAGCAGTGGGACGATATTCGGGCAGGAAACCTGATTCTTCACGAACGCATTGACGGTAGCGTGTTCGCTGCTGATGGCCACCACCGGATTAACTTGGCCCGCCAGCTGGAGCAGCCAGACGTGAACGCTATCGTTCTGCGCGAAGCCGATGGTGTCTCCGTGGAGGATGCGCGCCGTGCGGCGGCTGAGGCGAACATTGCGGCAGGGAGCGCGACCGCGATGGACGCCGCCAAAGTGTTTCGCAACAGTGAGGGCAATATTGATACCGTCATTCGTGAAAGCAACTTGCCACGCTCTCAGCTTGTGCGAGATGGCGCGGACATCGCTAAGCTGGATACAGAGCCGTTTGGGGCGGTACTGAACAAGGTCGTCACCGAAAAAGACGGCGCGGTGATTGGTCGCTCTTTTGCCGACCCAGACCAGCAAATGGCCGCTATAGGCGTCTTCCAGCGCGTGAAGCCGACCAACGACAACCAGCGCGAACTACTGGCTAATGAGGTGCGCCAAGCAGGTTTTGCCGAAAGCCAAGGCGAGCAAGGGGGGCTGTTTGGCAACGATCCAGCTGAGTCGCTGATTGGTGAGCGCGTGAAGGTAATGGACAACCTGCGCCAAACCCTGGTGCGCGACAAGCGCTTGTTCGCTACGCTGAATGACAACGCTCAAACGGCCGAACAGGCAGGTAACCGCATCGCCAAGGATCGCAACAACGCCTTGCAGGAAACCTCGGCAGACGCCATTGCGCTGCTTGAGCGAGCAACCACAACGCCAGAAATTAACCAGCAAATTAACGACGCTGCACGCCGCATAAAGGATGGCGAAGCACTGGCCAGCGTGACGCATGAGCTAAAAGAGGCACTACTGAATGGCACAAACACCCCAGCAGCGAGCGAACGACGTACACCAGCACTTGGCGGCCGATCGGCTGATCAAGCAGGGCAAGACGCTGGACGAAGTGACGCAGTACCTTCAGTCGACAACACACGAGCAGCGCGTACAGGAGAACAACGCCCACGCCCTGGAGCAGGAGCGCAAGCAGAGCCAGCGGTAACCCTGAAAGCCGATGGCAAACCCTTCCAGACGCGCAAGGCCGTTGAGATATCCAAGCGCTTCCGCGACACGCCAAACGCTCAGCCCGTTGAGGTGGAAGGGGGCTGGGGGTTTGCCGTGCAAAATGCTACGCCTGAGGCGTCAGCCGCCACGCAGCAAGCGTTGGCCGCATCAGCTGAACGACCCCAAGTCGCACCTTTGCTCGAAACTCAGACAGAAGAAAGCCTGGCGCGTCGGGAGGCGCAGGTTCAGCAGGCTGAGCAGGCCTCCGCCACTCAGCGCAACCAAGAAGCACAGCGCGCCCAGGCAGACCGTGACGCCAATGATTTTGTATTAAGCGGCAGCAACCGAAGCGCTGACGTTGCTGCATCGCGTGGGCAGAATGATATCTTTGGTGCACAGCCAGCACAGCCAGCACAGCCAGCACAGCCAGCACAGCCAGCACAGCCAGCACAGCCAGCACAGCCAGCACAGCCAGCACAGCAACTGGACACTGCGCGCAGCCCCCGCAAGCCCGCGCCTTTCACGCCACGCCAGCGGCGAGCCAGCGAGGCCTTTGGCGGTGCCGTGGTGGGTGATACGGTCAAGCTGGTATCGGATGTGGGCTATGCAAAGGCAGGCGCCGTCTATACCGTCGACTCGATCAACAAAGACGGCACGTTGCAAGCCACCAATGCTGAGCGCGGTAGTTCACTGATGATCAGTCAAGGCGAGTGGACCCAAGCCAGCCGCAGCTTACAGGGCCCGGTTGCGGAGGTGATCCCCGGCGAAGCCACTGGCGCATCAGCGGAACAGGATGCCCTGTTCAGCACGCACCCAGAGCCGGGGGTTTCTCAATCTGGCGTCGCTCCACGCGCTCCCGATATTACCGCCGCTCTCGCCAACACTCCTGAGCTTGCCGATACCCGTATCATTCAGACAACGGCGGAGCTGCCACCACATGCATTGATAGGCATGATGCTCCGGGGTGTCAATCCGCGTGACGTGCGAGGGATGTTCATTGGCGACGAACTGTTTGTCATCGCGGACAATGTCACCAGCATTGAGGAAGGCGTGCAGACGGCCGTCCATGAGGCGGTAGGCCATAAAGGGATTCGTGGGGTGCTGGGCGGCGAGCTCGAAAGCGTAATGCGCCACGTGTATAACTCCCTGCCGCTGGATCCTCGGGGGCGGGAAGCGCTGAACGAGGTGTTGGAAAGCTACCCGTTTCTGGACCAGTCCAACCCGGAACACCAGGTGACCATCGCTGAAGAGATGGTGGCCCATTTGACCGAAAAGGGCTGGCAGCCCAACGTATTGCGTCGCGCTGTCGCCAAAATCCGCGAGCTGCTGCGCCGCTACTTCCCGGGCATGAACTGGACAGATACAGATGTCATGCAGTTGTCGGAGCGGTCACGTGAGTACCTGCGCCGCCAGCAGCAAGCCAGCGAAGGCGTGGCTGACCAAGACATCGGATTCAGCTTAACCGGCCGCAGCCAATCAGCCAGCACCAGCGCAGTGCAAGCAGGTCTTGGTGAAGTGAGCGGCATCGGTCGGCCGAAAGTGCTGGAAAGCGCTGACAACCTTGCGCTGGATATTGCGCTGGAAAGCACCATTGCTGGCGTTAACCCCCAAGAGGCGATCGCCTTTTATCATGGTGATGACCTGTATGTGATCGCCAGTAATGCCAGCGACTCCGCCGAAGCAGTACGCGCCACCATTGCCACGGTGGTAGGAAACAAGGGGCTTCGCGCCACCGTCGGCAACCGTGTGGATAGCACCCTGCTGAACGTTGTAGCGGGCGCACAGAAAAGCATTACAGGCCGCGAGGCGATTCGAGCCATTCGGGCAGAATACGACCACCTTACTATCGATCATGCCGCCGATCAGGTGAACCTTGGCGCTGAATTGGTTGCTCGGATGAGCGAGCTATCCGACCCGCCCGCATTTATCCGGGAGGCCAATGCCAGGCTGGATGATCTGCTGCAAAGCGGCTATCCCAATGCAGGCTTCACAGCGGGCGATGGCCAAGCCCTGGCGCGCCAGAACCGCCACCACTTGCAACAACAGCAGCGCGACTTTGGTAAAGGCAAGCCGCCTTATTCACTGCCCTATGTATTCAGCGCCCAGGATGGCCCGGGGCGCGGCACCCTTTTGGATATGAACACTCAAGTGGTGGATGCAGACGGCAACATTGTGAGCGATGCCCGCATTGATGGACCGGTTGTGTCTGCGGCGAAATATGGCCAGGCGTTTTTTGAATCCGCGACGGACAGGCTGCGCCGCAGCAATTCACCGGTTCTCCAGGAGCTGGCCAAGCGGGTAGACGCCTACTTTGATCAAGCCGAAGCACGGCTTGGCATGGTGAATGGCATTCTCCGTGAGCCGTTGAAAAAGGTTCGATCAGCTAACCCGTTTAAAGAGCGCCGCAACATGCGCGACTTCGAAGGCTATATGCGCCACCGTGATAATGGTCGCATGGCAGAAGCACAGGCCATAGCAGAGCAGAACGAAGCGGTAGCCGAACTGGCCGAAGCCGTCGACACCATGTTTGACCAGGTGGGCACGATCAACCAGACGGTGAAGACACCCCAGGGCACCGGTATGCGCGTCTTCGACAGCAAGACCGGGGCTTACCGTAAAATCGGCAAGTTCAAGAAGGGCGGCTTTTGGCCGCGTGCCCTGCGCCCAGAGGTGCAGCGCGTCATGCATGACCCCACCAGCAACAGTAAGCTATGGCATGAGCTACTGGACGCCTTGATTGATGGTGGCCATGCCAATACGCGCAAGGAAGCTGCTGAGTACCTGCGCGGCAATTCAGGCTATTTTTCAAACGAAATTACCAGCGACTACTTCGCCGGCATTGAGAAAGCCCGCGGCGAAAAGCTGCCTGAGATGTTTTATGACTACCGCTTTGACGTAGTCAGCAACTACGCCCGAAAGTGGAGCGACCGTATCAGCCAGGTCGAGCAGTTTGGCCAGAAGATAGGGCCGATGGGTAAGGACGCGTTTGAAGAGGCAGCGAGCGTGGCTCGCGATCAGCGAACAAAGGACTATATCGGCTGGCTGGCAGATCGCGCTTATAACCGTCGACCCACGGACGCCTATCATGAGCTCATGGCCAACGCGAACCTGGCGGCCACCGGCCTGCAACTGGGCAACCCGGGTACCGCCACCCTGAATATCATTGGCGGCACTCAGCTCAACGTGCAAATGTTTGGTTCCAAGCGGATGGCCAAGGCCTATCTTGACCTGGCCATGGACGCCAAAAACATCTATCGAGAGGGGGTGGAGCTGGGCATTCTGGGTAAGGACGTGCTGAATATCCTGCGCGATGCTGATAACCGAAATGCTGAGTACATGGATGCCAACAGCAGAACCAAGGACATGCTGGGCAAGTTTACAGCCTTCACGATGAAATGGGGGGGCTACACCGGCACAGAGCAGGTTATCCGGGCCACGGGCATGATTGCTGCGCGGGCACAGCTCATGGATGCGCTACACGCCTGGAACAAGCGCCCGCACTCACGGGATGCCCGCACCTACCGCAAGTTTATGGAGCGCAACCGTATCGACGTTGCCAAGCTGCTGCGTGAAAACGGTAAAGGGGAAGAGACGGGCCGCTATCTTCGCTTGATGGTCAACATCCCCCAGGGTAGCTATCGCGTTGACATGACGCCGCTGTACGTCGATACACCGATGGGCCGCTTCTTCTTCAAATACCAGAAATTCGGCACCCAGGTGAGCCGCCTATTTTGGCAGCAGAAGCTGAAGCCTTTTATGGATGTTGTGAGTGATCCCAATGCTACTGCTATGGACAGAGCGCATGCATTCCTACCTTTGCTTCAGTGGTTTGGATGGGCGGTGGCTGGAGGTGGCGCGGTGCTGGCTGCTCGCGGGGCAATGTTCGGCTATGTTGACCCGGGGCCTGAGCTAGAAGAGATAGCAAAAGCACTCGAAGACGATGACAATGCATCCGCATGGGGGCTTGTAGCAAGCAAGGCTCACGCGAATCTAATAGCTGGCAGTGCCTATGGTTTTTTTGGCAGCTATATACAGATGGGCTTAGATATTGCTGATCAGCAGCGCGTTAAAAATCCCTTTGAACCGCCAGGCCTTGCGCCAGTTGACTCAATTATAGAGCTATTTAGGCGCGGGCTAGAGCAAGGGCGAATCCCTTACGCCGCTGACTTTGATCAGGTGATTAATCGAAACTTCTCGCTCTACAGAACAGGGAAGCGCGGTATTGCAGCACTGGGTAATCAGACTGGCTTTGAGGCGGATTTTATCCAGCTTGAGCAAGCTCGTCGTGACCTACAGTATATTCGTAAAGCTGCCCGCCGCTTTGCTGGCGAAAGTGGGATTGAAGCAACGCGAACTTCCTCAGGTCGCTTTGGTTTAACTGAGAACACGGCTGCCAACAGGGAGATAGTCAACGCTATTTTAATTGGAGATGGGCGGCGCGCTGCTGCTCTGGTAGATGCAGAGCTAGACGCTACGCAAACAAAAGAAGAGGAAATACGAAGAAAGCAGTCTATCCGATCAGCGGTGCGCGCGCGCCACCCGGTTCAGCTTGGCGGGCCCGCAAGCGAAGAAGAGGTTTATTTGTTTTTAGATTGGGCTGACGAGCGCCTACCCGCATCGAGAGCAAGGTTTGTCAGGGAGGTAATTGAACGGTATGAGAACGCCAGTTATAACGCAGGCCTATAACTAAAGGTATTGCCATAGCACCCAGCCTGAAAAGGCTGGGATTGCTGGCAGCACTGCATTGCATACGCCGAACATAAAGAAAACTGGCTCTCCGTCCGGCATCAGGCGATAAGGAAGAAAGAACACCACCCAAATAGGGCTTAGAATCACAATTAAAATAATGGCTGCTATAACAGCTAGACTAATCGGCCAGTAGAAAGCTGAAAAAACAGCATTTATTATGCTTGAATCCGATGCGTGATCTATCAGCTTGGAAACGCCTAGGTAAGTAACGAAGCTCAAGACAATGTATAGCCCGTTGCGGAACTTGTATTTTAGAGGCGCTGGTTTGTTGTCGACTTTTGGCATATAGCAAGACTACCTCATGCAAGCTTGAACAGCGAGGGCCCGCTATTGCTTGTCTTCCCCATTATGCGGGCTGGGTGGTTCGGCGGGTTTTGGCTCAACTTTAGGCTGAGGTGCTGGTCGCTCAGTTTTTGCGCTACCAGGCCCCATGTGTGCCAAGAACTGGTTCAGCCAATACTGGATTTCCTGGACACCAAAGCGCCGCGCCAAGACCACAAGGGCAAAAAGTTGAAGAACGCCGACCAGTAGCGGCAGGGTCCAGGTAGATGCGTTTTGCAATCCCCACGCATTGAAGATGACCACCAGAATGATCATGAACACGAACCGATCCTCTTTGCGGGCATCCCGCTCGTAGGCCAGCTTCTGTTCAAGCTCTACCTCAGCCGTGCTTCTTGCATTCTGCGGGTCGGAGGCGGCGCTTTTACTCGCGAGAGTGCGGAAGCGGTCAGGCTTCTGAGAATCGGGCTCTGTACTCATTCAGGATCGCTTCTTGATCAATGACAACGTGGCGCATGCCGGGGGCGTACGCGTGTGCCCACGCTGAAATAGGTTCGTGGGTAATATCAACCAGCCTGAACGGATCGAGGGGGCCAAGCTCATTCACTGCCTGCACAATTGTCTTGTACTCGTCCGTCCAAGGGGCAACGTCTGGCACGTGATTGAAAATATTTTGGATGTTTGAGCTGCCATAACCCGAAGCATGGTTGTAGACAGAGGGAAGCACCGGGCCATAGGCCCAAGCCTGGAACCGCTCATCATTGATTAGCGGTTCGCCATGCTCGCCAGAGTAGACCATGTGAGCAATGTAAAGGATTTTGTGCAGCTGCAGGTTGCTGAGCGTCCAGCCAGACGCGGCACATGCTGTTTTGGCCGCCTGCATCGCGGAGATAGCCATGGTTACCTCCTTCCAGAAACCGCATAGGGATTGTTGTGTGTCGTGACAAGATAGCGCATTTTGCTACATCTTAGACAGGGAATAGGGGGGATGGTTTAGGGCTTATCCTTAAATTTTTTCTGCAATTTCTTGCCTAGGCGCTCATCAATTTTTCTCTCTATGAGTATAGCCATCATTTCTTCAAGCAGGTCGACATCTCGAGACTCTAGAGCGGATACATCAGAGGTTCTTCGCAACCTCACAATCTCTTTCGGCCCTAAAGACGCTTCAAAACTATCCTGCAGCCGCGCGACTATCTCCGCATTCATGGACCGATGATTTTCTTCCGATGCGCTCTTTAGCTTATCTCTAAGCTCAGGCGGCATTCGTAATTTGTACTGCGTGTGCGTGTCATGTGTGCTCATTCTTCAAATAATGCACCTAATGGGTTCTTGACACAATAGAACCCAAAGGGTACGTTTGTAGAACCCAATGGGTGCAAAGGAGATTGAGCACAGATGAAGCAACGTGACCCCCAGCTGAAAATTCGCCTGAAGCCGAAAACCAAAAGCTGGATCGAAGAAAAGGCGGAGCAAGAAGATAGAAGTCAGACGTGGCTAATCAATCACTATTTAGAGGAGGCGATGCGTCGTGAGTCACAGCAACCAGCCGCATAGAAACGAAGAAGCCCCAGGCGCTGCAACGCTAGGGGCTTCGGATACACAGAACCAACACATTACAGAAGGATACTGCAACATGAATAATAGCATCGGCGCCCCTGGCAAGCCAATCGTCTCCATCAATGCCGGTCAGCCGGTCACCACCTCGCTGGCCATTGCCGAAGGTGTGGGCAACCCGCATTCGTCCGTCATCAAGCTGATCCGCCAGAACGCCAGCGATCTGGAGGAGTTTGGCAATATTGGATTTGAAATCCAGAATTCGCAATCAGGTGCAGGGCGCCCCACTGAGTACGCCATCCTGAACGAACAGCAGTCCACCTTGCTGCTGACCTACATGCGCAACAACGATGTGGTGCGCGAGTTCAAAAAGCGGCTGGTCAAAGCGTTTTTTGAGCTGCGCGACTCTGGCATGAATCGCGTTGACCCTATGCAGGCCCTGTCAGATCCCGCCACCATGCGTGGTCTATTGCTCAGCTATTCTGAGAAGATGCTGGAGCTTGAGTCCAAGGTTACTGAGCAAGCGCCCAAAGTGGCCGCTTACGACCGCATTTCAGCCAGCGGCGAAACGCTAACCATCACGCAAGCAGCCAAGGTGCTGGGGGTAAAGCGTGATGATCTCACGCGATACATGGCGGCCAAAGGGTGGATTTATCGCCAAAACAAGAGCTGGGTGGCTTACAAGTCACAAGAGACGGCGGGTCGCCTGGTATACAAAGAAGCCAAGTACACCGATGACAACACCGGAATGGAGGTGCATCGCCCATATTGCCACCTGACGCAAAAAGGCCTGGCAAAGCTTGCGGTGCTGCTGCAGGAGGGTTCGCTATGAAACGCCTGCAGTATGCCCGCAGCCAGCTCCACAGTGCCATCAGTCTGCTGACGGCAGTGTCTGCCGATGTTGAAGACGTGCATTACGGTGCTGTGATGGGCGTGGTCGGCCAACTTGAGCTTCTTCTGGAGGTCGTCAGCCTCAAAGACTCCGCCGAGAATGTCAGTGACGCGCTCAAGATAGACGTTGCGGCAATGCTTGGGGAAAGCGCTTTCGCCATGGGGCCGCGCTCGCTGCTGGATGATTATGCCTCGGTTCGCCTTGAAAGCGTTGCCGCAGCGGTTCTAAGCATTCAATCTCGGTACCTGGATGCTGACGACAAGCCGCTACGCATGATTGGTAATGCCATGTACGAGGCGCGCCTATGGATATCAGCAGCCAAGCATGCTGTTAACAACGAGCTGAACGCGTTTCCAGAGATTTATTTGGCGGCATAGCCAGGGGGGTATATGGACACTCAAGCTGACAACCAGCTTCTAAAGCCTGATCACCGCGGTGTGGTCAGTATCGACCTGACGTTTCTGTCCGAGATAGTGGCGGAAGCGCTCAGGCTCGATTCGGCCTTTGCTTGTGATGGCCGGGAGAACTACTACCAGCCCATAGGCGCCGAGATTTACCACGGCTGCATTGAGTGTGCGGTGCCAGACGAGCATCTTGCCCAAATGGAGAGCAATGACCATGCCTTGCTGCCGGTCAGCGCGTACCTGGCGTCCGAAGATACGATCTTCTCCAGGATAGGGGAGTATCTCGATTTTGCCGAGCCGGGAGATAAGCCCGGGCTTTCATGGGTAGCTAAGGGCAAGACGCCTTCATTGCTTGCGGCCATCGAAAACATCCGTGGTACGTGTCGTTGGGCGATAGAAGTGCCGCCTGATGGAGAAACTATCCACTGAAGAATTAGTGGGCAAGTCTGAAGCCGCCTGCGGGCGGCTTTTTGCTCCTGCACCATCAAACCCATCGTAGAAACTTATCGTTACTGCTAATCTTGGTTTGCCAGCGGCGTGCTGGCTTCCCTCAGAGGATGGCGTATGAAAAAGGTCATGTTAGCGATGATGTTGGCGGGTATGCTGGTGGGCGGTGGAAGCGCCCTGGCGGCGACAGCGGTTGACGCTGGAGAGGTGGTGGAGCACGGCGGCCGCACAGATAGTAATGGCTGCCACCGTGACACAAAAGCAGGGACGCGCCACTGCCATTAAGCTGAGTGCTGCAACGCCATAACGTCGCTGATAGCATGCCGAACGCGTTGCAGCTTTTTTGCTAGGGAAAGCTCCGCACCATCCACCCCAGCTCACCACCCGGCGACAAGCGCCATACGCCTTCCGTGATGTACTCCTGCCGATAGAACACATAGCCGAGCGAGCCTGGCCGCATGTTGTCCTCGGCATCCAGGTGCCCGACCACACAGCGACCGCTATACAGCTGCCCGCGATGCAGGATGTGAAACTCAATGGCGCGCCGTCTGGGCACGCCCTTTTTGACGTTGATCCAGCCACGGCGCTCCAGCGCTTTTCGCCACTGGACGGCACGGTATTTATCGGGTCCGTTCAT